CCCCGAAGCTGGGCTGGAAGGTCTTGGTGGTCCACCCGTGAAGACCTACGTATACATCAACAAGGCGGGCGAGAAGTATTCAGTCGTCCACCGCAGCAGCAGCAGCAAGATTTGGGAACACAAGTACGGGGCCGATTGTTTGGCTTGCAAGGGCAAGTCAGAGGTGGCACCGCTATTCCCGGGGGACCGGGCGAAGGGAGAGTAAACATGGCAGGGTTCTTCGATGGCTACGAGGATGAGAATCCAAACAGCGGTGATAGTAACTTCTTGACTGCGGGCGAGAAGCAGCTCCTCATTGACGAGGGCGCAAGCTTCCCGATTACGTCAGTTGATAGCACGACCACCCAGTACGGCCCCCGATGGGTTCTCGGAATCGAGGTAGAAGGCGAAAGCCGAATGCTCGGTTTCGGTAAGGGAAAGGTGTTTTCGAGAGACCGTCTGTTGGCGGCACTCAAGGATCACTTTGAGAAGGGCGGAGAGCCCGTCGAGGTCCGGATCGAGATGAGCAAGAGAAGTCAGATCATTGTAGACGCAAATAGCTAGAAATTGCGTATGGTCGAAGGGAGTGAGATGCGAACGACGATACTGATTGCGGCGGGCGTTCTGGCCTTTCTCGTTTTATGGCCGCTCGCCATCGTCGCATTGTTGAGGTACTGCGAGTGGTTAGCTGAGGTCATCTGATGCGCAAGCGCCAGCATTATCTTCCCCCGGGATCTGGCAGCATTATCTTCAAGGCCCCCGGGATAAGAGCGGGAAAGATGGAGGACAGTGACAGCAGGTAACGGTTACGATCGCGTACTCCAGGCCGCTGACGGTGCTGGCATCATTGAGAGACAGAATGGTTCCAAGTTCAGTGCGCGTTGCCCGTCCCACGAGGACGGGCGCGCGTCGCTGAGCGTAGCTAGGGGCGACGACGGCAGAGCATTGATTCACTGCTTCGCGGGGTGTGATACACCCTTGGTCGTCGCGGCCCTCGGCTTGGATATGAAGGATTTGTTCAACAACAAAGACGGTGGATTCGACGTAGCACAATACGTCTACACAGACGAGGCGGGGGACCCTCTGATCCGGGTCACGAGGACGTGGCCCAAGAGCTTCCGCCAGGAGCGGTGGGACCCCGCAGACAACATGTGGAAGAACCGCCTATTCGAAACCAGAAGGGTGCTTTACAACCTGCCCGAGGTAGTGGGGGCGGAGCATGTCTGGGTAGTCGAAGGCGAGAAGGATGTCGAGACGCTTAGAGGCGAGGGGGTTGTCGGAACAACCCTACTCGGCGGCGCCGGAAATTGGAAGGACGAATACCTGCCGTCCTTAAGGGACAAGCACGTAGACATCATCGCCGACAACGACCAGCCCGGCATTGAAGGTGCCATGCGAGTCAAGAATGCCCTTCGCGGCTCTTGCAAGGGGCTAGGCGTGTGGAAGAACCCACACGGCAAGGATGTGACCGATCTCTTCAACCAGGGTTACGGCTTGAAGGATCTTGAGCGCCACGTCATTACCGACGGCCGCGAGTTTGAGGAGATGGACTGGGAGAGGTACGAGGCTCCCGAGGTGGACTGGCTGTTGGACAACTACATCCCGGCGAACAGCCGGGTGATGGCATACGGGCCTGCCGGGTCGCTGAAGTCTTTGTGGGCGATGTGGGTGGCCTCGCAGCTGGCGAAAGAAGGGCACAAGGCGGCGTACTTCAGCCTAGAGATGCAGCCGAAGGAGGTCGCCAAGCGGCTCAAGAAGTTGAACCCGCCCAGGGACAGGTTCAAGCTATTCCGCAGGCTCTCTTTTGAGAGCAGCAACGACCTGGCGGCGGCCTGCGACCTGCTCAAGGGTTATAGCCTGATCGTGGTGGACTCCTGGTCGGCAGCTCAGAGAGGCAATTCCAACGACAACGACGCTGTTGCCCGGCTGGACCAGGAGTTCTTCCTCCCGCTGATCGAGGAAACTGGGGCTACCTTGCTGATTCTCGACAACACGGGGCAGGCGATCCTGACCGAGCGGGGGAAGGTGCAACCCGATTGGGCCAGGGGCGCGTCTTCCAAGGGCGACAAGATGGACCAGAACTTGATGTTCGAGCGGCCCGATGAGGACGACAACCACAAGGTCAGGATTAGGGTTAAGAAGGTGCGGGGGGACGCTTCGATACCGAAGCCGATCACCGTGAAGACCGACAACAACAACATCGACTTCAGGGTAATTGATGATCACGACGTGGACTTGGGGAGCATGTGGCACGAGGAAGGGGGCTCCCCGCCCCCGCCGGAACCAAAGCCAGATGCACCACCGTCCCTGCTCGACCGCTTGCGGGAAGCCCGCGAGGCGGCCAAACTGAAAGAGGAGAAGCTATGAAACAAGAAGACTGGCGAGCACTAGCTCAAAAGCTTCAGGCGAAACTAGATGCGCTCAACCCAATCTGCGAGAGGTGTGGGTTGCGGGCGCACAGGTATGGCGTGCCGCCCGACCGAGACAACCACGCGCCCACCGCCGTCGCGTGCGCCAACCAGATCATCGGCCTGTTGGAAGACCTTTACGGGAACCTTCCGAGTCGGCTCAGCACGGCCATTACAAAATTGGCGTTCGAGATTCAAAGGGAGAAACCATGACCCGGCGTACGCTAGAAATGGATTACGAGGAATTACGCGCGCTGTACTTCAAGCAACAGGAGGCGCTAAGGGACGCCCTTGAGGGCCTTGAGGAGATGAGGCCCTACGTGTCCGACTACTTCGCCGAGAAGTGGGAGCACGACGGCTACATCGAACGCGCCCGCAACGCCCTCAATCAGGAGAAACTATGAACGATGAGGTAGACGAGCTGTTCAGTGTGGTGAAGAAGGCGCTGGTCTATGGCGACTACGACCGCTCGATGGGCGGATGGGTAGGAGGCGACCCAGCCGACGTAGACGAAGCTCGAACAGCCCTCATCTCCATCCGCTCCCAATGGGAGAAGATGGTGCAGGAACGGGACGAGTGGAAGGCACGGGCTTATCCTGACCGACCCCTTGGTGAGGCGGTTCCGCATCTACAGCGAGCCTTGGCCCGCATCCAAGAACTAGAGAGGCGGTACGACGAAGGTTGGTGTACCGGCTGTGGGAAGTCGTTTGAGGAGTCCTATCAGGACATCGCCCGTAACGCCCTCGACCAGGAGAAGCCATGAGCGAGATAGACGAACTGTTCGACGTGGTAGAGAACCGGATAGAACACGATGAGGATTGTGCTCGGTACCCGGACCTCGTAGATGCTTGCAACTGCGGTTGCGATGAAGCCCTCGAAGCCCTCACCACCATCCGCTCCGAGTGGGAGGAGATGGAGGAGCGAGCAAGGTTAGCTGAGGCCGCTGCTCGTGGATGCGGGAAGGCGACAACGACGCTTCGTACCCGCATCCAAGAGCTAGGGGAAGAGCTTGCGGACGCGACGGACAACCTAGCCGTGTCCGACATGGCAGACCAGCTAGTCGAAGCTGAAGCCCGCATCCAAGAACTAGAGAGGCGGCTCGTCAGTTGGTGGCGAATGCGCACATATGGAGCGTTCGCCCCGACGACCTTTAGGCGACTTCGCCAAGCCCTCGACCACACTGACCCGGGAGAGACGGTATGAATGAAATAGACGACATGATCGAGGTCATTCGCGGGCAGATCGACCTTACAGCACCTGATGGGCACAGGGGCAGGGGTATGGAAATTACCCGCTTCGACGAGGCTCATGAAGCCCTCACCACCATCCGGGAGGAGATGGAATCGCTCAAGGTGGGATTCGAGGAAGAGCTTGAATGCTGCCAGCAACGTGGAACCCGCATCCAACAACTAGAGAAGGCACTAGACGAGCGACTTGTTGAATACGTTGCGGCGCTCACAAACGTGGAAACATTCCGAGACGCGAACAACGAACTCCGGCGTGAGGTCGGGCGTCTGCGGACTCCTGCTGCCTGGACTCCCGAGGAACGCAAACTGTTCCTGTTCGAAGCGACGAAGGCGAGCTATGCCGAGGGCACACGAGCCGGATGCGAGGAGCTGGCGATTCACGCTGCCGAGATGGACACTCACATCCAACAGCTAGAAGAGGAGGTGCGGAACCTCTCAGAGCTGGCAGCTGGATACAAGACTGAGTACCTGACCCGCATCCAGGAGCTAGAGGAGATGAATCAGAGTCGCGCTCAGTTGCTTGTGGAAGAAGGAGGAAGACGACATCCCGGTTGCAAGCTGGGACGACGTGGAAGACATATTGGAGTGCATCTTAGTGGCGGTCCAGCAGGAGGAGGTCTAATGGTTTACCGGGTAGCGCAGCTTACATTTGAAGATGGAACGATGAGCGGTCCAGAACTGGCCGGTTGGCGTATCATAGAGGTACTTTCGTCCCACTTGGCTACAAGGAACCCGGACAAGTGGTACATGAGCGTGCTATTGGAGGGCGAGTAAATGTTGGTGGGCATAGTTGACCCGTCTCATTACGAACGCGCGCATGCGCGTGCCGGCAGGCTGCCTAATTGGCTGACGCTGGACGAGGCACTGCTGGCCTCGTCAGCGCCGAACCCGAAGTGGTCACCGTGGACCTTCGAGATAATCCAGGCGGCTCTGGGAGAGCACCAAGAGCGCGGTACGCGCCTGTCTACCACTGCGCTGACCTCACCCTGTCCTAGGGCTGAGGTGCTGAAGCGTAGCGTAGACTACATCGGGTCTCTGGACGACATGTACGCGCCGCTGCGGGGTACCATGGTTCACCGTACCCTATCCTCGCAGCGTGCGGATTGACGGTACTTATGCCTTCGTAGGGCTGCAAGCCGACGACACGGAGAACGAGGAAGGCTGGGCCGACATCATGCCGTATGACCCGGATGAGAAGCGGTGGCTTCAGGAACTTGGGCCGGGACGACTCGTGTTTATCCCCGATGCTTACCAACCACACAGAGGAGAAAACAATGAATAAAGTCACCCGAATTATCACCATTGCACTATGCATTCTCGCGCTCGGCGCGACCGCATGTGTCAGTGATGCCGACGTGGCGTCACAGAACCTCTCAAAAGCTGCCGACAACTTTGAGATCCTACGCCGGGTCGTGTTCTACAACGGTATTACTGGCGAATATATGCTCACAATTGAGGGTCGCTGCTCTCTTGGCAACAGCGACAAGGCCCGCGAGTTGTCGGTGACATGCAAGGTTGGCCCGAGTCAGTTCAAGAAGCACTTCCTGGGCTTGTCCGACAATGTGAGTTACTTCGTGGAGCAACTGGAATCAGCGAGCGTGAGTACGTATCACTACCGCGTAGTGTTCAAGCCGTCGGTTATCCTACCCGACATCGATGTTCGCTGAGGAGGCGATACGAGTGATGAAGACAGAGTTTAAGGCAGTACGATCAGCTCTATTTCTAAGCCCTGATGAGGAGGATGGTAATTTGCACGCTAATGCGTGGAATGCCTTGTGCATGATCGAAGCTTATGTACAACAACTGGAAGGTGAGAATATTCATCTTCGGGCGCAAGCCGAAGCAGAGATAAGGGGGAACGTGCCGTTCATTTCTGGGCTTCCTTATACCTACACAACAAAAGTTCAGTATGGCGACAAGGCATGAGATGATAGCTATACGGGCGGGATAGGTTTCGACGGTGTACGCTTGTGTACCCGGACGTGGGTTCGATTCCCACCCCGTCCACTCCGCTCCGCGGGGCACTCTGATTATGGTGCCCGGCGACGGCTGGGGGCGAAGCGCTTCGTCTCCCGCGGAGCTTATCTTGAGGTAATGATGAGACGAAAACTAACACCCGAAGAATACAAACGGCTAAGTTTCTGGCTCGCAGTCTTGAGGACTGTGGGGAGCACGGCCACAGCTTTGGTCGCGCTGTACCTTTTGTGGGGACGGGGATGAACCCGCTTCTGGTACTCGCAAGCTGCGGCCTAGCGTGGTATATCTTGCACGGCCTTTACAAATACGAGCGGGCGCGCCGCGAGTGGCGGGAAGAGCACCCGGATTGGAAAGAGTGGGAAGAAATGACAATGATGGGATTGCCAGAGGCTCCACCACCGCGGCCGGACAAAGAAGCCGATGAGGGCAACCGAAGGGAGAGGTCAGCGCGTGAAGACAACAGGCGCAGGCGGCAGGGCAAATGGGCCGTCTTTATGATGGCAGCTGTCTTCGGCGCGGCCATCATGGCGGCGGGGTTGGTTTCGGGGGCTACGAGCGTAGCACCGGCCTCCCCCGCTGCCACTCCATCTACCGCCCCATCCGCTACCTCGGATCTAGTTGAAGAAGCTGCTGACCAGTTTCTTCAAGACGTTTCGAGGGCAACCGGGGATTCAGAGCGGTACGTCCAGCTCATCTGGTGCCAAGGTCTTCAATTAGGAAGCACGCCCCGGGAAGAGTGGAGGCAGAACGGCTTAGCCGCGGGCGGGTCGGAGGAATTCGTAGATGCCGTGGGAGCGGAACTTGATTCCCGCTGTGAGGCATGACGCGAAAGCTTGCAAACTCGGAGGACATTCCCGCAGGGGGAGCCGATCCGACTGGTGCCCGGTGTTCCGCGCACAGTGCAACGAATACGAGCGGACCTACTTCCGCACGAGACGAAACTGGATCAGCATCGAAGAAGCAAAGCTCCGGTGGAGCGCAAAAAGGCGTCAACGGAATCTTAATACCAACGAGCAGCACTCTGGAGAAGTATGGAATCACTAAGGACGAGTGGTTACAACTACTCGCTAGCAGCGGATATGTTTGCGGGGTTTGTGGTAATAAACCTCCGAGTGGGAGGTTGTTCACGGATCACGAGCACGTCCGGGGCTGGAAGAACATGGCTCCGACTATGCGAAAGCGTTTCGTTAGGGGCCTAGCCTGCTACGTGTGTAACAGGTTTGTTCTTAATCATCGAATCTCAGCAAAGCTCTTGCGAAGCGGTGCCGATTACCTCGACGCGTATGAGAAGCGGTCGCAGGAGGAAGGTGTTTAGGATGTCTTGGGAGGTGGAAGCGGTGATCCGATTTGAGGAGGAGCCGCCCGAGGATTGGGAAATCGAGGAAGCACTGGGAGACGTGTTCGATCAGGTAGTTATCATCCGCGAATGGCTGAAGGAAGAAGTGTAATGACGACAAAAGCTAAGATCGGGGATATCGTCGCCGTCGAATGGCAGGATGCCTGGTGTATTCACGAAGAAAGTTCCGAAAATGACTGGGCGGATTCTTTCGCGCTGACGACGTATGGCATTCTCCGCCGTAACGGGGATATCGTTACGGTCGAAAGCGAGACCAATGTTAACGGCGAGGGTCGGTGCACTACGCATATCCCGCGCGGAATCGTGTCGCGCATCCGGCGGCTTACGTGAGGCGGGGGTGGGTGGTAGCCCGTCCGGTTGTGTCCCGGAAGGATCAGGTTCGATTCCTGGGCCTCACTCCGTATAATGGTGATAGTGGGTTTAGCCCACCAAATCGGGAGGCAGGAGGTAGTAAATGAACGGTCAACCGAGAAAGAAGGGCGAGGCAGAACTTAGCTGGTCTGCGATCAAACGGGCCGTAACTGCTCGCGTCAATTTTGAGGCTCAGGTTTGGCGAGAGCGCAAGCTCAACGAAGCACTAAACGAGGCATGGGAACAGTTCCAGGAGGGTCTGAATGACGATATCATTCTGGGTCCTGGGGCAGATGCTTTGGACATGCTTGGGCCGGGCGGGGTGACAGATGAAGCTTAGACAAGTTGCCGAGATGAGAGTGCTGTATTTTGACTTGGAGTGCAAGCCCGGGCACTGGATCGGCGGGGATTATGTGTCGAAGATCATTACTGCCGGAGCATATGCCTTCGGAGAAGATGATCCTACAGTGTTGACCCATTACGAAGTTCTTCCGGGCGACATCGCCCGAGAAATTGCGAACGCAGTTAGGTCGGCCGATCTTGTAGTGGGGCATTACATCCGCGGGTTCGACCTGCCGTTGTTGAACGGTGAGCTGCTTCGCGCGGAAGAACCACCGCTTGGACCCGTCCTCTCGCATGACACCAAAGAGGATTTGTATCCAGCGCACGGCCGGAGCAAGAGCCAAAAGAACTTAGGTGCCGACTTGAAGCTGGATAACCCGAAAATCGAAGTGACCCTTGCGGAGTGGGAGGGCTTTAACGGTCGATACCCGGGGTTCGAGGAGAAGATCATCGAGCGCGTCGTCGGCGACGTGGTTCAAAACCGCGAGCTGCGACTGGCGCTCATCGACATCGGCTGGATCGGCCCGCCGACTATCTGGCAGCCCGATGGGCGGGAGGCGGTGTACGTACCGTGAGGGAACTAGAAACCTGGAGTAACGAATTCTGGCCAGAAGTTTTTGAAAAGAGAGACAAGTGGGATCAGCGATTCCTTGATATGGCAAGTCTCATCAAGACGTGGAGCAAGGACCCGAATACGCAGACCGGAGCTGTCATCGTGCGGCCGAATCGCTCGATCGCCAGCGTGGGCTTCAACGGCTTCCCGCGAAACATGCGGGACGATGAGGAGCTGTACGCTGACCGGCCCAAGAAGTTGAGCCGAATTGTTCATTGCGAGATGAATGCTCTACTAGCGGCAGTCGAGCCAGTACGGGGTTACATGCTCTATACAACCACCATGTGCTGTGACCGGTGCGTAGTCCACATGCTACAAGCGGGTATCTCGCGATTCGTCTGGCCTGAAGATACCAAAGGCATGATGAGCCGGTGGGCGGAATCCTTTGCCCTGACCCAATCTTACCTGGACGAGGCCGGAGTCTCTTACAGGGAGGTGTCGAGGTGAAACTAGCCTTTGACTATGACGATGTTCTTGTGGATTTCGTGCAGGCATGGTGTGATAGTGTAAATGAGCAGCATCCAACTGCTACCATTACCCGCGAAGGTTTGATCCTCGACGGCTGGGACATGTCTAAACACGCATCCGATATCGTGGGAATGGACTGGCTCCAATGGCTTGAAATACATTTGGAGTACTGGTACAATGCCAAGACTACGCCCGGGGCGCTAGATGCTCTCCAAACCTTAAAGACGCGGGGACACACTCTTGAGATCGTTACCAACAAACCCGAATGGGCCAGGCCTGTGGTATGGAATTGGCTCGGATACAATAACCCCCCGTTCGATCAAGTCACGATCACCAACCACTTCGGTAAGGAAGATATCTCCAATGCCGACGTGTTGATCGACGACCGGCCAAGTACGTTGGATAGGTGGGTGGCGTCCAGACCCGGCCGAGTCGGTATCTTATTCGCAAGAAGCCAAAATGTTAAAGAGCAGGGCATGTTCCCAACAGCGTACACGATGCAGGATGTCGTTAACCTAGTTGACAAGATCAGCAACGGGAAGGGCGGGCACAATGACCCATGGTAAGATTGAAAGACTTTGGTATGCGGATTCCCCCATGTATTCTTATTACAGCGACGGCATGAATGATTCTGATAACGCAGTTGGGGACGGCAATTTGAAGAACCAAATGGGTAGCCGCAAGGCCCAAATTCAGCTGTTCCCAATGGCGGGGGTCATTCTCGGTTCAGACGCGATGGCTGAAGGGGCCGCCAAGTATGGCCCGTTCAATTGGCGAGAAGGCAGAGTCGAGTTGATGCAGTATCTGCGCGGTATCCTGGCCCATACTTTCGCTCTGATTGACGGTGAGGACGTGGACCCGGAGAGCGCGACAGGCAAGACCCACCTGGCTGGTATCCTAGCCGGGGCTGCCATTATCGCAGACGCGATTGAAATTGGTGTGCTGATTGACGACAGGCCGACCGGGGGTCCTGCCGCGCGGATGTTGAGGGAGCGGATCAAGGATGTCGCTTAAGGGACTAGTGACTCTAGACTTGGAGTGGAATGCTAATCTAGACGACGAGCCGCTACTAGTACTCGGGATTGGTGGAAGTTCTTACCCGTACCATGCTATTCCGCCGGGCGCCTTCGACAAGTTGATAGACCCGTCGATCGGCAAGATTGTATTTACTAAGGCAGACCACCATTGGTTGATCGAGCACGGTGTCGAAATCGGCGGACCTATCGTGGATGTCCAGGTCATGTGCTACGTATATGACGAGACTACGCCGTTGACACTGGATTGGTGCTCCAAGAACTACTTGAACATAGACCCAGACAAGAGGATTGTCCGGCAGAAGGGAATAGTCTACTTCCGTTGTGATGATGGTAAGTTGGTGCCTATCGGACAGGCCCCGATGGATCAGCTGCGCCGTTACAATAGGCGTGACCTATCTATGACCGAAGACTTGTACTTTGAGATGTATCGCAGGCTCGAAGCAGCCGGTTCCTTGGCTTACTGGAAGGATATGCACGAGCCATTTTCCAAGGTCTTGCTCGACATGGAACTAAACGGCCTGCCGATCAGCATGAATATGACCGATAAGTTACGACTGGACTACTCTATCCTAGCCAGTGGGTTGGAAAAAGACTTGCGGTACGGCGCAAAACTTCCCGAGCAGTTTAATTTGAACAGTCGAGACCAAATCGCCAACCAGTTGTTCTCGAAGGAATACAAGCTTCCGGCCAAGATCCGGCTAGACAAGTACGACATGGAAAACCTAAAGGAAGGGGTTTGGCCGGACGTAATTGACACGAGGTTCGACATCCAGAAGGTCGGAAGGGAGTTAGTCCATGGTGAATTTGAACTAAAGGGCTTTGGGTTCAAACCAAGAGTCAAGGCTCCGAAATGCGCGGCGAAGAAATGTGATCATCCGGCAGGTAAGTGCATACCGAGCGTCTCTTCTAAGACGCTCAAAATTCACCACAGTAGGCAAGATCCGTGGATTGGGGATTTAATCAAATACCGCGAGTACGACAAGGCATTACAGTTCCTCGCGGTATGGGTGAAGCACCAGAAGGATGGAAGACTACACACACATTTCAACCAGACTGGAACAGCAACCGGTAGGCTGTCTTCGTCCGACCCGGTAAACCTCCAAAATGTCCCATCAAGGGGCAGCCTTGGAAAGGAAATCCGAAGCTTGTTCCGGCCAAAAGACAACAATGTATTCGTTAACGGAGACTTTAGCCAGATCGAGCCCAGATTGATGGCCCATTTCTCCGGTGACCCGATGATGAGAAAGGTCTTCAAAGAAGGAAAGGACATCTATGAAGAAACAACGATGGAAGTTCTGGGGAAGTACTATTCCAAGGGCACGCCGGAGCGACAACTGGTACGAACCTGCTTCCTCGCCATGGGCTACGGGGCCAGACCTCCGAAGATCAAAGACAACCTCGCGGAGGAGGGATTCTATTTCTCCATTCGGGAGGTGGAGCGCTCGTATAAGGCCATCACCGAGATGTACGAAGTCTTCTGGAACTGGAAGGACGAAGAAGTAGCGCGTGGTAGAGAACTGGGCTACGTCGAGACAATTGCCGGGCATCGCAGGCACCTGAACTTTAAAGGGGAAAACGGATGGAAGGCCGAGCGGCAGTGCGTCAATAGTAAGATCCAAGGAAGTGCCGCCAATATCACACAGAAGACAATGATTTTAGCCCACGAAGAATTCCCGAAGTGGAACCTAATCCTGCAAGTTCATGACGAGATCATGTTCGAAGCCGACCGCGATGACGTGCAGTGGACGCACTTGAAGACGTTCAAATACTTGGCCGAATTTGGACATGGCTTCGCACTGAACGTGCCGATCGTATTCGACCCTATTATTGCTAAATCATGGAGAGAGGCAAAATGACCGATAACCCAGAACTGTATGTCATCGTCTGCACACAGATGCACCAGGCTTTTGGGCCGGTCGTCGGCCTTGACCTGGCGATTCACTGTGCACAGATGATCAACAAGAAGGCGGGCGTTACCTGCGTCCACGCGCCCGTGCCCTTCGTCCCGTTTGAGAGTAGGGTCCAGGCCCTAGCTACGCTGGGCGTAGAGGAGAAGCAGATGGGCGAGTACAAACCAGGGGAAGGACAATACCTATGAATATCATTGAGATCGCTTTAGGTGTTTTCTTCGGGAGTGTCGCTTCTACGGCATTCATCTCGGGTACTTTCTACCTGATTCGCAAGGTCTCTATCTTGCGCCAGACGAGAGAAAACGAAGCAACGTTTGATGACTTGATTGGCAAACTTAAGGAAGCGAAGAGTGCCCAAGATGTCGATGTTCACTGAACGTGACGACAACCATAGGGTATTGTTGGATATTCGCAATCTGTTGCTAGTCATTGCCGATGCAGTTACTGCGGGTCATCCAGCAGACAAGGTTGCGGCTCGGGCAAAGTTTCATATACTGGCTAACCAACGAGCAGAGGAGTTGAATAACAGTGCCCCTAGTCGGAGTAATTGATCCAACCGGTAAAGAGGCTCTGCCGCATCCCGGCAACCTCCCTAACTGGATGACGCAAGAGCAGCTTCTTCAAATGCTCGCGTCAAACGAACTGGGTGAATCCCACTGGACATACGAGATGGCCGCCGCCGCTATCCAGAACGTGCAAGACCGGGGGGATATAATCAGCACGACGGCACTAACCACCAGCTGTATCCGCGGGGAAGTCCTCAAGCGCAAGGAAGATTACATTGGAGATTTGAACGACTTGTGGACCGCCTTACGGGGAACGCTGATACACAGGACGCTAGAAATTGCCTCACCTCCCGGGTCTATTTCCGAAGTACGATTCTTCACGGAGGTAGACGGAATCGAAATCAGCGGCCAGCCGGATATGATGACCGAGAAGTACCTCGTGGACTACAAAGTACCGGCGGATCAGAACACGATCCCGATGAGCTACCTGTACTCCAACCAGACCGAGCAGTTGATGATCAACGCCTTTATCGCGCGCAATGCAACGCGGTGGGATCCCGAGGACCTTCCATTTGATCCTCGGGACTACCCGGTCGAAAGCGTCGGCATTGTTTTCATCGGCCCAAAGCGGCCCAAGGTAATGGTTCACAAGGCATCGGTCGAGGTCATCGGCAAGAACGGAAAGCCTAAAAGGGTGCGCCTCCCGGTGGTCTGGTCTGACGAGGAAGTCCTGCACACGATTCGGCCACGAATGCACTTGCTCAAGAATGCGCTCGACAGCTACCCGGATTGGCCGAAGCCGTATGTGGAACCGGGCGGGGTAACCTGGACAGTCAACGACCTTTGGGGCGGCGATGAAACTTGGGATTGTCCTGGGTGGCCGTTCTGCAAATTCGCTACGTGTCTCGCGAAGAGGAAGGTATACAAATGGTAACGAGAAAGAAACTTCATGCTAGGCGCGAAGAAGAAAGAAAGGAACGGGCAGCAGATGACAAGCCCGGCCTCGACCCCGTTGACCGCCCGCGTTGGAAAAGGCATACGAAGGGAATGGAGGCCATGTTGAAAGACATCGACCCGGCTAGATTTGAGGCACTCGCAGATGGACACTGATCCGTTCATCTTGGAATCCTACGAAGGCGACGCGCCTATCCTGAGCAAGACGCCCTGGAAGAGTGCTATTCGGCGTTGGCATCATGCGATCTGGGATGACGTCTTGGAGTGCTATCACTGTTGGTGCGGTTGGGGGAGCAACAAGAATGAACTAGCCCGGCGGCATTCAACGAAATCGGAGGAGCGATGACCCAGGAGATTGGTTCACGCGTTGAGGCAGAACTGGCTGTCGAGCGGCTGTTAGACAAGTTTACAGCTTGGCTCCTCCAACAGCCGGAGGTGATTCTAGTTTGGTCCCAAGATCGAACTACCCGAAAGCGGGTGGCTGAGGCCCTTGCGGATGGTTTCACGAAGATCCCAGTCCGCGAAGGGCAGGAGTACAACAGAGACGTGAAGCGCCGGGTAGTTCGAGAGATGAATCGCCAAGAACGCGAATGGTGGCGCGGTATACGTCTGTAACCATTCGATATTCTTTGCACAGCAAAGCCCCCGAGCCTTTTGGGCCGGGGGCTTTTGCTTTCCCCAGGGGAGGACTGGGGAAGACATGATAAGACATGATAAGACTTAGTTATATTTATCTAACGGGGGGCGTTTGTACTGATCAGACGAGGTGTCGAATTAATGTCAAAATACTACATACTTTTCAAAACGTACTCGTAGTGCTTACTCGTCTGACCTGGGCAAATGCTTTAGCTATGTCTTATCTGGTAAGTATTTAGTAAAATAGCCTTACCAGGCTGCCAGCAAAAACGCCCCGAAGAACGATGCCAGACTGACTGCAAGGTAATCGATTTTCTTCTTCAGCGCGGCTGTAACTGCCGGAACTGCCGCAGCGACAGTAGCAACAAAGAACAACACTTCGAAACCTTGAATACCATTATCCATAATTTCACCTCCTTACTCGTGAACGAAGAGGAAGTGGATGATCAGCCAGACGAGGAACCCCGCCACGAGGTACCACATTGGAGATGTCCATGTTCCTGCGATCTTGCGGATGAAGTACGTAAGCGGCTGGTTGGCATCGGCTTTGTTCGCCAGGCCGATGACCTCCCAGAGGACGAACAGCATCGTGATGACGATCCATCCGATGGTATGCCAGTTGTGTAGCTTCATTATGCATTGCCTGTCGTAATTACTCGTGCGAGGTAGCCGAGAAGGGCGCCTACAACTGCCGCGCCACCTGCGTAATACGCCATGCGCTTTTCCAGCACACCGATCGCCGTGGAGAGCACATCGACTCTCGCGTCGAATAGCTCACGGGTGACCCCGCGGTTAGTTTGGTCCACCAGGGCTGAGCGGAATTCATTCATGGCGTCTAGGCGCTTGTCCTGGGCGACACTTGCTATGCGGATACCCTCCGCGAGTTGTCTGTGCTCTCTAGCGTGGTCTTGAAACACTCGCTCGAAGTAGTCGCGCAGACTTACGAAGCGTCCATCAGAGCCGTGATAGTTGCCATTTGCGTCAGAGTCTTTGTTCATTATGCCACCGGAGTATCTTGTCCGTGGACGTGCGGGTGTTGCGCTAGTCCCACGTGAAAGTGCTCCTCAGCCTTGGGGCGCGAGGTTGCTACCTTGGCGGCGTTGAAACCCCTTTTCTTGTGCTTGGTCCAGAAGTCCTTAAAGGCGATACCGGCAAGCTGCGCATCCCAGCCCTCCTCGTATTCATCTAGGTTCATGTCTACTTCCTCCGCGTAGCCACCTTGGTACGTGATGTGCCACGATTCACTCGGTATGTCAAATTTGAATCCAAATCTCTCCGCGTTGTGGTGCGCCCAAGCAATATCACTGTCTTGACTCCAACTCAAGTCAAATGCCACAGCCCAACCGTGGTTGCTGGTGCCGGGGTAAGCTGCCAGGTTTCCCCCGTTTTGGTAGTCGATCCACTTCTCCCACTGCTTTGACAGCGTACGATAACTGTACTTGACCCAGATATGAATGCCCTGAGCCTTAGCTTCCGCGAGGAAGTCTGACATTGCCAAGGCTGCGTCAGGATGGGCGATAGCAGGACCTTGCAAGTCAATATCATACTGCTGGGGATATACCTCAGCCAGGAGGTCACGGGGAATGTCACCATTGTTGACACTCGCGCGCCACTGCGTCTTGTTGTAGTACGCCATTACGCACCTCCCGCCGGGATACCGGCCGCTGCGAGTACATTGTTAGTTGCCCCATACATTGCGTTGAGGTCTTCTGTCGTTGGCAGCGGGTATCCCAGCTGCTTGAGGTAGTCCATCGTCGGCAACACCGTTCCGTAATAGAAGTTCAGCTCTTCGGACATGAACTCTGCCTCACCGTAAGTCCTAAAAGAGACACCAGATGCAGCCGATATCAAGGCCGAGCCTCGAAGCTTGGTCCGCTTCGGGTCTTCATATAGCCAGTCTCGGAATCGTCCGACAATCGGAATCACGCCCAACGTGTTCTGAAGTTTGTCGTCGATGTAATACCCGCCGTCCTCTCCTGTCTGTCCGATCCCGATTCCGGACAGCAATTTACCGACAAACGGAATGTTATCAATCCAGGCAACCTTGACCGGCGCGCCCTCAATCGGCTTCCCGGTGAAGAAGCTCTTCTCAGTCACGTAGCTCTCAAGGAAAGGCCGGGCGAGGGGCAGGATGCTTGAGAACAATTCTCCCGCGCCTTGGTACAAGTCATTCATCGGCAGGTCGGCAGCGACAAGGTTGATCGCGTCTTCAGTACTACCCAGTGTCGGGATCGAAAAGCCTTCCTGTGCCCACTCCGGCAATTTGCTCCTCACATCCTCCTGGTCGATCCCGGTCGCCGTGTAGAAGGCATCCTTAGCGTGCAGGACACCCATCAACTTGCCGGGATTCTCGAACAGAGTGTGGATCTGGAGGGGCGTGTTAGTTCGCATCCACTTATAGAAGGGAACGACATCGCGGATCGCACCGTATTCCCAGTCAGACAGGTCCCCATAATCACCGTGGCGCATCATTGTGAACGTGTGGGCGCCCATCATGTCGCCGTCGGTCTGCTTGAGCCCCTGAAGGAAGGCCGCCCCGCGAAGCATATTCTCAGTAAGCTCGCCGGTTCCGCGTAGTTTCTTGGCGATGATTCGACCAGGCTTACCGGCCTTAACATTCTTGCGGAACGCGGTATCGACGATCGTCCAGGGAGAGTCAGCAGGCTTTGCCATCTCCTTGTCTAGTAGCTCAGAACCGATTCTGGCCGCGCCGAACGTCTGGCTGTTACCGGCATTGATCCCGTTGTTGGTAAGCAAGACGGCGAGGTCGGCGTAAGTCGGATCGAGCCCAAAGTAGTAATCCCCCAGACCGTGCTTGTTGATAAACTCTCTGGGGAGCTTGGTACTTGACCATTTTGGTTTTGCAGCACCAGTCTCCACCTCCCGGCGGGCACGCATAGCCCTGCCGATCTCTACATAGTCTTCGATTTGAACTCCACCAAGCCAGTTATTGAACCAGCCGCCCATCATGTTACGGATGTGGAAGCCGGGCCATGCCCACGTCGCCCATTCCTTCCACCAAGAAAGGTAGCGGCGCCAGACTTTCTGGAATTCATTCAAACTCTTGAAGCCCCTGGCAGCATAGTTGAATTCGTCCGCCATAGTCGCGGGCATGTAGACATCCTCAAGTCCCGGGACCATGACCTTGCCCATACCGACGTGTTCGGGATCTCCAATTCGCAAAGCGACCTTGGGATCAGCAACCCTGGCCTGCGCGGAGAACTGGATTCTATTCCACTCCTCCGCCGCCTCCTTCATTGCATTAGTTTGCCAATCGGCTTTTTGTCTTAGCCGATCCAATTCAGCTTCGCGTCCTTGAAGTTGCTTGACCAACCCCGGGCGAAGGTTTTCTGGCGTGGCGGCAGCCTTTCGGGCCGAGGCGATATCCTCCGGCAAGCCCCTATGCTCTTGAAGCCACTGCACTGTATTAACTTCGCGGTCGATCGCACTCTGAATTCGCTCGTTCAGACCTGCGAGCGTGGTCTCAATTCGACGCATATCCTTTTGGGCAACCTTGGCAACCTTGGTCTGGTGCCTGGCCATCTTCTGAGCTAGCTGCCAGAATTTCTCGGACTGCTGAGAAAGCCATTTGCCGCTGTTCATATACGCAGCGGAGGGAGCCGCCTCATACCGCGGGCCGAGGAATCTGGAAGTAAACGGAGAGCGGGACAAGCCCATCTGTTGCAACCTTCTAGTCTGCCTACCGAGGTAGATGTTGCCCACATCGTTAGCCATGCCGTCAACGTAGGCGGCTAGGTTAGCGGGCACGTCCACATCCAACATCCGCATATCATCAGGGACTTCTAGATCCATCTCACGCAGCATCTTGCGAATATGATTGTCAGCCTCCCCAAAGTTCATGTCCTTTGTCTGGCGCTCAAAATGAGCATCCCAGTCGCGGGGGGCTCGGCGCTCAATCGTACCCGGCTTACCCTCTAATAGTTCGTGAACTTCTGAGGTCATCCTGCGGTGGAAGTAGCCCTGCTCGGGGCCGTAAATAGGGGCGTCATTCGTCAGCTCCCAGATCGGGGCTCTGTCGCCCGTTTGTAGCCCCTTCTCAAAGACTACCACGCGCTGCTTGCCGTCCTTGACATGAATAACGCCATCGTGGCCCGCTTCTTCTAAGAACTGAGTCTTCAGACGGGCGGCAATCTCGTCTTGCGACTCCAGTGCAATTCGCGCCATCTCCCGAGTCATGCCTTCAGGGGCGAGTCCTAGGTCTTTTAGCATTTCCTGGACTTGCTCATCCATTTCGTCGAACTTGGGATTATCGAGGATCGCGCGAATCTGCGGATCCCACTTCTCGTTGAACATTTCCATTGTCTTGGCGACGTACTCGTCAGCCTGCTCTGCAATATCCATCCCGCCTGCCGTAGTCGTATCGACCGGGCGCTTGCCACGTTTGATCATAGCCGCGGCATCTTCATTGATCACAACGGGATTTTTCAAGGCGGCAACAGCTTGCTTACGTGGGTAAGCATTGGAACCCTTATTGATGATCTCGCGTGCCTGTGGGTCTTCCCGCAAGTCTTTGATCAGCTTGTCTATCCCCTCGGAGTTGTATTGGGATTCTTCCTGAGTAAAGACCTTTCCTACTATGTCCCTAAAGCGCGGATCGCTCTCCGGGATCTTCCCGAGCGAGCGGCCGATGAACTCATCCATCGCAGCCATCTCGGCATCCAATGCTCCAGGACCCATGATCTCCAGGTAGTCTGATGGCAAAACCTTGTTCCAGCCACCGTCAAGCGGGTCGCCGAACAGCTCGGTCGCGAGGTCCTCCTTCTGCCCGGGATCCATTTCCGGGGAGCGCTTCATGAACTCGTCGAAGTCCGGATCGCCCTCGAACCGCGAGCGGTGCCAGGCGTCGATTGAGCCCAGCTTCTCTTGCCAATACGCGATGTCCGTCGCCTCGTCCAACTCGCCGATCTGCTTATTTCCGAGGATCTGCCCCCACTTCGGGTCCACCGCCTCAGACTGGGCAAAGTTGTCGATGAGGTCGAGATGCTCCTCCGGCACACCGAAGCCCGCCACCAGGGTACGGATGTTGGCGGATGGCTCGATGTCAGGACGCTCAACAAAGTCGCCGACATGCATCTTTTTGATCTCGTCGCCAACGCCGAGCGCCTTCGAAACTCGGGGGAGTGGTGTCAGTTCTGCATCAACCTGGTTGATGAATCCCTGGGCATCGTCAACCCAAGCAGGTTCGGGAATCCACTCCACGTCGTACTCGACACTGGGATCAAGAGCTTCAACTCGATGGTGCCCATCGAAGATGAAGTACTGGCCGTCCTCGGGGTCGTACGCCAAGCGGATTGGGCGCTTCTGGCCCTCTTCAGTCAGCTTCTTGGCGAACTCTTCCTTGCTGCCGTGGCTCTTGCGCCATTCGATCCCATCGTACTTAACCTTGGGGTCGTATGCTTCTCGAAGTTGGGCGCCAGTCATTCTATCCGGCATGTTGTATCTTGGATCTTTTTTAGCTACGAGATCTAACTGCTTCTGGATCGCAGCAAACGCTTCCTCGCCTTGGGTTGCCGCGTCAGTGATATCGTCAAGCTCTCGAACGTCGTCTAACTCGATGCCATCGAGCATCTTCTGGGTCTCATCTTCTATATTCTTTAGGAAGGCGTCCGCCTTGGCGCCCTGATCTTTGGCGGCGGGCTTGGAGGCGTCCATGACCCAGTTAAACGTCTTGTCGAAGTCGGGGGGCTCGACGAGATTGGGACTCCGCTTAGCCAAAGAGCGCCAAAGCTCTTGGGCGTCCCCGGATAGAGTTACATCAGACATCAAGACGCCGCCGCGCTTTTCAGCCTCGTCGGCTAACCTGTGATACATCTTCTTGCCGAGGCCGCGACCCCGCAGTTCTTCGGGGAGACCGACCCCCTGGATCACGATATTGCCCGATTCGTCGATCTCAGCGTCCAGTCCGGCCCTGCCGCTCGCGGCGTTATCGTAACCTTCGAAGTCGATCCTTACGCTGTTGCCCTCAATGTCTATTTCGATCGGGGGAAGCTCCGGGGACTCAGGAGAAGGCCGTTCCGGTCCACCTCTTGGCCCCTCTGGTCCCTCTGGGGCTCCCTTAGTACCAGGAGCTTCCGGCTGGACCGGCGGGGCAAATTCATCAATCTCTTCCAGGTCGTACCCGCGCCCGAACGGAGTGTCTACTACATCTTCCAGCTCGAAACCAGGACCCACGCCCTCCCGGCGGGTGGCCCGCTGCACATAAGTCTTCCCGTGCTGTAAAACGTGCCCGGTCTCCACGACCTGCCTGTTGGCAGGGTGAATCACCGGCTCCGCCCCGGCGCGAATAGTGCTGTTGGCCGTGTGGCCTCCGAACTCGTTATGGATCTTTACGGTCTGTTTAGCCGCAAGGCGGTAAATCCGAGCCGCTAAGCCGATCTCTGGCGACTCCTTCATCAGAAGCTCGACTTGCTTCGCGTGCGAGAGTCTAATCTCATTGGTCTTCAACATCTGCTCTATCACATCGTCGGGCAATTTGTTCCTCTGGATGATCCCGGTGCGTTCGCTGTACCAACGTTCCGCGCCCATTTGTTGCGCTCGATAATCTGGGAACGACTCCAAGGCGCGAATCACGATCGTCGGATCATCTGGATACTTTTCCCTGACTAGCCGGTCGAGTTGGTGAAGCGTCCTCTGAGTCTCCGGCACAGACATGCGGCCAGTACCGCGTTTGGATACGTCACCAACAGCGTCTAGCTTCAAGCCGGAATTAGCAAGGTCTTCCAAGGGCTTGGGATCGTCTAAGTCCACGTCGTTTGCAAGTTCGAGCGCTTCCCTTTGAAGGGTTGCTTTGATAGACCGAACCGTCTTCCGCGCGTCAGCAGACAGTGCGGTACCGAGCCCGCCCCCGCGCACGAGAGCAAACGAGCCTAAGTTACGGGTGATCCCACCAATCTGCCACGAGGCACTAGCAAACGCAGTTCCCAGCCTACCTCCCGGTCCACCAAAGTGCTGTGCCACTTGCGGAACTGCCTGCTTCAGCCCGTTCCACCCACCTGTCGTAGCGGCTTCGAGAGCTTGGCGGGCAAGAAAGGGGTCAAGCGTCTTACGTTCCACAGCTCTCATGATTCTATATTGCCCGCTCAGGCCGCTCATGAAGCGCCTGGCGATGCTCATATCCATCTTGGCCGTGCCCCATATAGCGGGAGTAATAATCCTGATACCGGGCAGGCTGAATCGAACCCCCCCAAGAAGTGAGGCTGCATAACGTCCTTGCATGTATTCCGCCCGGGTCCCGAACTTTCCTACGATCTTTTGAGCTTGAAGAATCTTAGTCATCTCGTCTATCGGGATACCGAATTGCTCGGCCATCTTTGGCCCGAGCCGGTTAAGCCCAAATTTACCGATGACCTTGTGCGCCTCGTCCGCAACTTTCAAAGCGTGAAGAGCAACGGCTTTATCAGCCCCGTGCAAGGCCATGCCTAGCGGCCCTCCGATAAAGTCTTGGTGAACGACGGACAAATCGTCTGCTAAAGCACCCCACTTCCCCGACCGGCCCATTCGCGGGTCTGTAATCGTCTTCCACCAGTGTTCAAATGCCTTGGCCCTTACTTGATCCCAGGGAGCATCGTCGGCAAGGTTAAGGGCTTTCTTGCCTAAAGTAGATGCAATATTGTCCAGAGTGGACAAGCCTTCCCCATACATCACAGCCTTGGCAGCGGTCATCGAGCCGAACCTCGTAGCTCCAATCCGGCCGACTGATCCCAGACCGGCAGTCATATACGTCAGCGGGTCTACGGCAACATCCAAGCCAAATGACGTAACCCCCCGCCCGATTTTGGACAGGAGGTCATCGCCCTGCATGATATTCATTTGTTCGAGCCAGTCGCCCATCGTGGCGTCGGAATGCCCGCTAAGGGCATCACCCACGTTCTTCCAGATGCTCTCGTCTCCATCAGTCAGGATCTCGGGAATGATTCTTCCCGGCCTGGTGATGATTTCCAGCGCCTTCCCCAGCGGCGAAGACGCAACCGTCTGCAAGATACGACCAAAGAAACCCGGACTATCGGGCTCTTCCCCGCGTTGAACAGACAACTGCTCTGCAAGCTCTGGATTTACCTGGGCGATTCTTGCGAGCGCGCGATCCGTTTGCTGATTAGCCCCGAGAAGAGTCTCGGCGGGGTCGGCGTTGCCCGATCCGCCAAGAGCAGTGGTCATTCTAGTTAACCAGTCATCCCCCGCAGCAACTATTCCTGGTGTCTGAATCTGAAGCTGTTGCGGGAGAAACGCTGACAGAGAAGACTGTGCGTCTAACGGGCCGAGTCCGAACGTGTTCGGGTCCGGCGCCGGTAGGGGCATTCCTTGGGGAGTGGGCAGACCGGCAGGTACCGGTAGCATCCGCTCTAGAGGTGTTGACAAGTTACTTCTCCCATTAGATTAGTCCGCCGCCCACCATCGGCGCGTATTTTGTCAGTTCGGCGGCAAGACCAAATTGCTCCGCACTAAGAGGTCCGCCCGGGCCAAAGAAGCCCGACCAGGAGAGTCCTCCACCGGCCATGTTCTGATTCAACGTCGCGCCGTATAGCTTCGGAGTCAATGCCGCATCGATATCAGAGGCATAGTCCGAGTAACCCGGGTAGGCATTTGTGATCGAATTTCTCATCAAGCCCTTGACCCATCCGAAATCGGGTAGTCCATTTTCTCCGATATGACCTGCCCCACCCATAACCGCCTTGTACATGATATCCGTCAAAAGCGCCGTGGCGGCCGGATCTACCGTATTGGAGGCGGCCCATTGGCGGGCAAAGTCGGCCACGTTCAGGTTATTATCTCCAACCTTGATCGTGCCATCCTCTTGCTTGTTTTTCAAAGCTTCTTGAAGGTCCACGACCAACTGCGACATCGGCGCCCCCACAGCCTCCACGACGGCCGGTGCTCCTTCAAGCTTAGCGTCTGCGGCCATTTTCTGCTGCAAGTCAAACATCTTTTGCTGGCTTTCAAGTTCGAGTTGCGAGGCGAATTGCATCCTAGCCATCTCAAAATTCTGTGAAACGATCGACTCGTAGATTGCCGCCTTCGCGGACCAATCCATCTTCTTCATGTCGATACCGATCTGCTTGACATATGCATCTGCTTCAGCCAATGCGCTCTTGGCGGAAATCACAGACGGCTTGGCCGCCTGCGTAACTCGCGCCATCGCCGCATCTTGAGCAATCGGCAACGCGGCCTTTCCGGCCTCATAAACGCCCGTACTGACCTGTGAGACGGCCGCGGCTGCCTTTGCCTGAGCCACGCGAGATTGCAGAGTCATTTTCCCCGCAGTCCCCCTCGCCTGGGCGGGATCATATGCTTGCGCGATTGTACCGGCCATTGCCTGGCCGTACATCTCCCTCGTCTTCATCTCAGAGGATTGAACCCGCCTAGCCGATGCTTTTGCTCTATCGGACAATCTGCTAATAGCCCTCATGTTGCGCCTGGCTACAATAGTTCCATAGGTTTGCGCCATTAGTATCTAAACTCCCCCGTTGAACTTACTCTGCCGGGGAAAGCAGATCTTGTGGGTGCCCCAGGAGGTGTCAATCCGAACTGAGCCCAAATAGCTGTCGGATCATTTGCTTGAGCCTTCATGCCCTTCGCGGTTTGCCTCTCAATCCGTAGTTGCTTCTGCGCCATCGCCATCTGGGCGGCTGTACTCTGAGCAGTAGCGGATGCCTGCATCTTGGCGGTGCGGATAGCAATCTGGTTCGCTTCCTGCTGTTGGGCTAGCGACATTCGCTGGGCGATTGCACTCATCTCAAGCTGCTGCGAAGCCTGGTCAAACCCGAGGGCGGCGGCAGTCCCCTGCATCCTACTCTCGGCAAGCTGGTTATACAAGGATCGATTCACATCCGCGATTCCGCCCGCGACATCCGCGCGAACGCCTGCCCGACCAGCCAAATCGGCACTCCCACCGGACATCCCGCGCTCAAGACCGGTATTTACGGTCTCAGTCATCGCGGCCCGTCCCTCGGCCTTTACGTCTTGTCTGGCTACTCCAGCTTCTCCTCTGAGTCCAACCCTCTGTTGTCTCAGGCCAGCAAGAGTATTAGCAAGCTGAGCCTGCATCGTCTGAATCTGGCCGTAGTAGTTGGCGATGGCGGCCGGGTCGAGAGCGGGAAGATCTCCGCCCGTCAGCGAACTGAAGTCAAACTGGAATCCTGATCCACCACCCTTAGAAATAGAATTCGCCTGAGTATTTCTCTTACGCTTTGGGGCTCCCCCTTGACCCATCTCACCCGATGGAAGTGGCATATTACCCTCTCTTGAACCTAGTCCGCAGTGGCTCTGTGTCGATACCAATGCCGTGGATAGCAGTATGTGCGTTAGCGGTTCCGCTCAGTTTGACGCCGATCGCGTGACCATGAGTCGAGGCAACTTTGCCCTCGACGAACTCGCCTTGAGCAGTACCGGCTAAGGTACGATTTACGGTCGTGTTGTCCGTCCCCTCTTCAAAATTCCTGTGCATGGCAATTGTCACTTGCTCGCCGGTCTCACCGGCCACGAGCGCCCACAAGCGCCGGAGTCTGCGCTCGTTCCGCGTCAGCCCGAACTGGAACCAGCCGGTGCGGTAGCGCCAGGTGATATCAGCTGTAGATGCGGAAGCGGCGGCCGCGGTGAAATCATCGTCTACAAATGCTTCAGATCCGGGATCATCCGTGAGCTGGAACAAACACGGGCGCTCCCCCGCCTGCTTGGTAATAGCGGTAGCAAACCACAACCGCTGAGACTTTCCTCTTTCACCTACCGCCATGTCGCGGATGGGGATGTCCCACAACCAGAAAGAAGCGGTGTCCGGATGATAAACTAGCGTGTAATCAGCGCTGTCCGAGTCTGCCATCGACATCAGGATGAATGGTCCGTAAGATACTATCGAGGGCCTCGACAGGAGAGTATCTTGGTATACCTTGTCAACGCGAGTCTTTATCCACTCGCGTACCTTTTCGAATCCGGGGGCGACATCGATACTCGTACCATCCGTCATACACAACTGCCCAGTCGGGGATAAGAAGTAGACGAGCCCCTTATGCTCCGTGATACATCCCGGGCCTATGGTCCCCAGTTTGCCCAGGGGGCGTAGGTTCCACGTCTGCTCGTTAACCCCCGCGAGGACGAAGCTCTCCCACCGGCCACAGATGACTAGATAGCTCCCGTTTGCGTACAGCGCCCGGATTGCATCACCTTTCGAGAACGGGACCGTGAACCAACCGCCCCCGTCCCCGTCATCGTCGTCAACAGGAGCCCAGTCGGTAGGGCGAAAGTCCAGGTCGGAGATGAGTGTATCTTTTTCGGGCTTTGCAGGGGCGCTGTATTGGAGTCTTCCCCAATTGTCGGCGTCGTCGTGTCGTACCCACAGGCGGTTCCCATGATAGGTGCCGATCACCCCCTTCCCCGGAAGCGGCATGTATGCCCAGTCACTTGTGATATCACCGTCCTCATCCTTGATGTTCTTGAGTCGGATATTCTTCCAGAAATCTGTTGGTGTACCCGTTCCATCTCCCGGCCTGTTGGTTGCATCCGACGTGTTCGTCTTGATGCACTCGAAAGATCGAAAGTACGTACTCGTCCCGTGGTTCACCTTGCGAGAGACGCGTTCGCCCTTGTTGTACCTCTCCCCGCTCTCCCAGGTCTTGAACCGGATGCCCCGCAGGGCAGAGTAGAATCTTGAGTTGAATTCGGTTTTTGTTCCCTTCTTGAAAGCAAAGTTGCGGCCATATTGCGTGGCTGTATTAATTGCATTGCCAACATTGTCCTGCCAATCTCTCACATCGGGAGTCGTCGGGTCTGCGTCCCAGCCGGTTGTAGGATGCCACGAATAGATGACTTCACCGCGCGTCCCACCGTAGTATGTGCCCTCTACGATCGCGTACCAGTGCTCGGTGTCAGCCTTAGCCCACGAGCGACCCACCGTGTCTACCCGGGTAAAAGTATCGGCAGCAAAGTTATACACGAAAATCTGGATATTGTTGGCAGATGCATTTACGCTGCTGGTCAGCACACACACCAAGAACTTCTTGCGCGTGCCACTGACAATCAGCTCGTAATAGTTAACGTGGCGGATGTAATGCGTGCCGGATAAGCTATCTAAGCGTCCCGCCAGGAGACGAGCGTAGCCCTTGCGGAGCTCTACCGAACCCGAACCGGGATCTGGCAGCAAGTTCATCAAATCCGGCGACTGGTCTAGGGGTAGACTAGCTTCCTCCGGATCGGGCGCAAAACCGCCACGAAGTTCCGACAACTCGATTCGATTAGGTGCGACATCTATGGGCATGTTACCTCGCTGTAGCAAAGTTCATCGTAAACTTGATGGCATCAATATCCAGGTAGCGCATGGCCGTTCCCAAGCTTTTTGTGATGACCGCCATGACTTGAGACTCGTCACCCGCCCCGGATGGGATGTTGGTAGCAACAGTAGCTACAGTAGTACCGTCGATTTTGAATATTACCGAAGTCGCCGCCGAATTGATGTCAATCTCCAATCGGTACCAAGTATTAGCAGCTACTGTAATGCCTGTATCAGTCGATGTCTCAACTGTGTCGTTACGGGTCACAGCCTGCCACTTGCCGCTGTTCACATTATCTACGTACCGGAACATGATGGCATCGGCTGAGTCCATGTCTGAAGTAGCATTGAAGCCAATGCGATAAGTATATCTATCCGTACCATCTGATAAGTTAGTCGAGGTACGAATCCAAAAAGTTACCCTTACCCGACCGGAACCAAAGAGAACCGAGTTAACGTCACCGACCGCAGCCATGGTACGAGCCGTGGAGCTGGCGTTAGTCTCCATGCGGACAATACCAGGATGACTAGCTTCCGGGGGAATATTCGAAATATTACCACCGCCTGCTACGGCTATCACACGGGTCCGGGCAAAGTTACCTTCAGTGGCAGCAATCTTGTGGAGAAACTCTTCTCCCCAACGATATGCTGTACGGTTGACTACCAAAGAAGGTTCGTCTGCTACCCAATCTGCACCATCAAAGGAGAGGCTGTCACCTGCTTCTGGTACCGGAGTCGTGAGCGTATCGGGGTGCGTCGTTGACAAGATGTTGTGCTCGGCACCACCCACCGGACCGGCGGCGGAAAGCTTGCGCCGCCCCGAACTATCGTAGAACGTCCATCCCCTCATTATACACTCACCACGATGACAATTCCTTGGGCTCCTGCTCCGCCAGCATTACCGGTAGCAGTGTTTCGGTTTCCTCCGCTACCGCCACCGCCTGCGCCATAGATCCCGCCAGCACCGCCGACTCCGGTGGCTCCGGCAGACTGCTGCCCGCCGCTCCCGCCTCCGGCCGATCCTGCCCTTGGTTCGGTGGCGGTCACTCCGGTTCCGGCAACCCCGGCGGTCGCGCCGTCTCCAGCGCTTCCGGCTCCACCGGCGACGTCGAATGCGTCTCCGCCCTGGCCGCCATTCCTCGCGGTGTCGGCGGCGTTGATCGCTCCGCCAGCCCCGCCTCCGGGGGCGCCGTATCTCGGTGTCGCACTCAGGCCGTCCTGGTCATCGCCAGGCCCTGCTGCCGCTGTATCGGTCGTCCCGCCAGTCCCTCCCGTAACAGCATGCATGCCCCGGCAGCCAGTAACCTGTCCTCCAGCTCCGCCTGCTCCGCCCGGCCCGGCAGTCCCGGCGGCGCCGCCGCTTCCGCCGTCGGCCCGGACCCAGGTTCCCGTGGTCCCGAAGAACGAGTCTGTACCCGCTGTACCGGCGTTGCCGTTCGTGTCGTCTGCACCTGCCGCCGGGCCGCCAGCGCCGCCAGTCCCAACCTGAACTGCTTCAGTTGCAGCCAGGAGAGAGATGGGGATGTGGCTATACACTATAGCGCCTCCACCGCCGCCCCCTCCGCCACCTCTGATGGCGCCCGGTGCTCCCTCACGCCCCGAGCCGCCGCCCGCACCGGCACCGATACAGATGATCGTTGCCATAGTTGCTCCGGCAGGCTTGACCCACGTTCCGGCACCGACAGCCGTGAAGACTTGTACATCGGCGTTGCCGAGAGAGACAACCTTCTGCTCGCCGTCTTCCGTATAGAACGTCCACATGTTACGTGAACTCCATACCGTAGACCGTGATAGCTGCTACGTCGTCCCCCGTCAGCGACTTACACTGGAGAGTATCACCAGTCTCCATGGTGATAACGCCCTCGAATTCGCCCCACTCACCGGCTGCCAAGTCTACTCCCGGCAGAATGCAATTCAGGTCAGCGGTTCCGTCATGATAAAGCGTAATCCCAGTCACAGCGCCAGCCGTGTTGTTCGTGATTACGATATGCTTGATGATGGTCGTGGTAACAGAAGGGACCGTGTAGATAGCCTCGACTGTAGTGTCGATCAACGACTGCGCCAATTTTTTGAGTGTCTCTGCCATCTCTACTCCGTAGGGCTACGAAATGAAGAACGGGAACTTGAAACCTCCTGCCCCGCCTCCGCCTCCTTCGATCTCTTGTAGCGCAGCTTCCACGTCAGTCCCGGTATAGAAACCACCCGTATCTACAATACTGATAGCACTCGCGTCGTGGGCGTCTGAAGTGTCCGCCAGGTGGGCCGCGAGGTCTCCTGCGTCCTCCACGATAGCCGCCTGGACATCCGTCGCGGCAATACCCGCCGCTGGCGCGAAATCGATATCGTCAGCATCGTGGGCACTCGAAGGCGCGGACAGCGCCCCATGTGCGTGGACATGATCGTCGCGCGAGGCTTCATCATCATCTCCCGGCGCCGCCGTCCCTAATGGCTCCGGCGTATCATCCGAGAGTTCTACAATCGCCCGCGGCTTACCAAAGCTGTCGGGGCCAGATTCCTCGTTGGACTCGTTTTTGTACTCGATCCCCAGCAATTCGAACAGGGAGGAAACGTCATTGCCCAATTGATTGAACTTGCGGGCGAATTCTTTTGCCTCACCAGACAAGTGATCTTGGTTGGCCTGCGAAGCCCTGATGATAGATTCGAGAACCTTCTTAAGCTTTGGATCGATCTGTACCATTACAGCTCCCTCAAGAGGCCGGTATCAAGCGAGAACGGCAAGGATTGGGCTGAGACCCGACGCCGCTCGTACGGGAAACTCATATCCGGGGAGATAGCAGCAGGTCCTACCGCGAAATCCAGTAAGGCCCCACCCGCACCGGCATCTAGTGCGTTTGAACCAGTAAATGTAACAGTGAAATCCACGGCCCCGGGAGCGACGGTATCGATCTCGTAACCTACCATGGCACCACCAGCCACACCGTTACCAGCGTTAGACTCGGCATCTTCAACCGTAGTAAGAGTACCGTCAGCCGTAGACCAATCGTGGGGGGCGGAGGAAAAGCCTGAATCCGAAAATGCGAAATATGTTCTAAATTGATATGCTCCCGCTAGAGCTGCGACCTGTAGTGTCGTTGGAGATGTATCAGGGTTAAGACTACTCCACGCATCATCGCTACTAACTAGGGTGGGAAAGCCACCCGTACCGCGAAGGCGCTGCAAGCCAATTCCGATTTCACCTCCCACAATCACGAGCGCATCACTAGAAATCGAATCAGGTACACATTGATGGGCCACTAAATACAAATGCTCAAGGTTGAAGCTTACCGAACCTGGAGAATTCCAAGACGCCAAGATGGTGCAATTTGCTGATCCCGGGTTTGCCCCATTTACCGTTGCCCGAAATTCCGTAAAGACAGGATCAGATGCAACCCAAAACAATACGATGTCGTCATCGGCCGGGGTGGCACCGAACGTAGGAGACGTGACCGCGAACCCGGCATCGCCATGCGCTATATCGATGACATGGCGCTCGACCGTGATAGCCACGGTTACGGCCCCAGGGTGCTAGGAATCCTGCTTAGGATCGACTCGCCGAACCCCATCCTACGAACTGGCTTCGAACGGCCCCAAGCCACGACTTCATCAGCATCAAACTGCTTGGTCTCCTTGACAGCATTCGCCAGGATCGCGTTGTAAAGCGCGAACTGCTCACCGGCCTTCTGGGAGATTTGAAGCTCCTTTAGGAACAGGATACCCGCCGCATAAGCCGGAAGGGCATCCTGGTACTCCTCCGGCAGCGCTGGCTCATCTGACGTTCCACTCAGGGCGGGGGGAACGAACATGTAGATACCTGTGACTTCGTATTCAAGGTCCGGTACTGGAATAAGCTTGGCCGTGTAGATTACGGGCGGCTCGGCGGTCGTATCTAGGTTGGTATGCGAGACATAGTACCATCTGGGAACGCCATCGTAATTGCGATACTGGTGCTTGAGCCGAAAACCTTCCATAGGTTGAACTCTTTCCAGCATCTGTCCACCCGCTAGGGTTAGGTCGTCCATGATATTTAGGCCGAATACCCGGTTCAGGGCGATGTTCTCCGGAAGGTCAAAGTTCTCATCGTCGATAGTTGTCGTTCCCGAGAATTCGGTGAACAACCAAGGCCACCGCTCTTCATTAGAGAACCGGCGAAGGCCCTCGTTGAGCGCGCGCGTGACCTCGGCATCGGTAAAGAAATCTGCTTCCGTAACTTCACCGATTCGTTCCCTGACTTCTACTATCAGCTCTTCCAAATCCATAAACAATCCTTCCAATTAAACGACGTAAAGTTCACCAGTGATCGTGCAAACCAGCGATGTACCATCAACGCTCGAAACTCCAGTCAAGAAGTCTGCCGAAGTTAGCTTGAGACCCGATGGGAAGTAGAGTTCGTAGACGTCGTTCAACGGAATCACTTTGCCCTCACACAGCTCGGTGCCGTTGGCCGAACCGCCGGTCGCACCGACATAGAGGGCCAATGTCCTTGACGCGGCATTGGTGTTCGCGATGTGGATGTGTCGGACGAGCGCGTACGTGCCCGCAGCCGGAACGTAGATGTTCGCGACTGCGACAGCGACGAAGTCCGGCCCATCCCTAAATGGTGTTCCTGCCATATCTTTTCCTTTCTTATACTCCTGCTGTAATGACTATGAACGACGGTGATCCGGTTGGTGTAGAAACTCGTAGGCGGATGAAGGCAGCCTCCGCGCGGTCGATGTCGCCGCCCGACGCTGTTCCCGTGCCGGTCGCTGTCGGGGCCGCAGAGCCGGTACCACTGGTGACCGGGGTGTCAGTCGAGTGGAAGGACATGTCACCGCCCGAAGTGGTCTCGCCCTCGTTCCTCTCGGTTGTCGCTCCGAACGTGACCCCCGTTTGGGCGGGCGTCAAGTTGGCAGTGAGAGGACCGATCGCGTCCGTGTTGACCGCGACACCACAGAGGATATGGTCGCCCGCTGTGACGCCTGGATCGGAGGCGAACGTGAAGGAGAGCGCGGTCCCGTCTGTCTCGTCTGCGCCGTATACCACAACGGGCGTCCCCCAGACCTCGCCCGCGCCCTTGCTGAATATGTGGAGCGAACACCCTACGATGTTGAACGCGGGCGTCCCCTCGGTGAGCGTGGGGTTCGCCTCGGTGTCGGTCGTCGCCACCTTGTACCAGACCTGGAACTTCATCGAACCGATGTCCACGCCCGCAGCCGTGCTGCCGCTTGCGCCACTGCCTAACGCGGTCCAGCCCGCGGCACCGACCGACCAGCCCAAATCGAACGGCTTCCCCCCAGCGATCAGGATCATCATGTCGCCCGTTACCTGGGATGGGTCGATGGTCGGCGTAAGGCTGTTGATGCCGAAGTCAACGCCACCGTTCGCTCTGTAACCGATAGCCATTACGGCCTCGTCAGTTCTACCTGGATGGTGATCTTCGTGGCCGTCCCCGCGTTCACGACTTCGATCTCGATGTCGTCGTCGATGGCGACGGCGGCGTTCTGGATGGTGGAGGACGTTGACCAAGCGTTGGCCGCGGCGATGGCCAGGTCGGCCGCCAGGAAGTCAGAGGTCTGATTTAGGCGTGCGTTAACCGTCGTGGTGGTGCCCGCGTCCACGTGCCCTTGGATTTCCACCACGGTGCAGGCGAACGGCGCGCGCCACACCATGCGAAAGCCGGTTGCCGGTGAAGCACCGGCACCGTCGAGCAACCCGCCTACAGAGAACCTGTACGCCGTGATGCCGTGTGCGTGGTTCGCTCGTGCTACCTGGGTGCTCGCACCCTCGGTGCCGGTTGTGGTTCCGACGACATCGTTGGCCGGAAGGTCAGTCGGGTCGGTAATAGTATGCCGGTGGTCGCTCCGAGCGGGCGTAGTAGCCGTACCATCTGCCTCCGCCGCGAAGGTCGTGTCGAGGGGGTAGGCCGCGGCAGGGGCTGGGAAGCCGTGTACGTGATCGTCGGCGGCGGGCGGGTTCGTGCCGGTTCCTGCCGCTGCTGTGTCCCCGATGTCTACGGTGGTCGCCGCTGCCGGATCGGTATGGTCCGCACCAGAGTGGGCCTGGGCGTGGTGGTCATCCGCACTGACACCCGTCAAGACATCATGGGAGACCGTTCCTGCCTCTAGGCCGGTGGAAGCATGTGAGTGGTCGGCCGACTCCAAGCGGTACTGCGTGTGGTCGTCATCAGCGAGCCCGGCGAGTCCGCCATGGTCGATGGCTGCCGTGTCAATGTCTACGTCGGTGCTGGCCGCCCCGGGATTGTCAGTGACGATGAAGCCATCTTGGAAATCCAGCGTCGCGCGCTGGGTCTCTGGGGTACCGGCGTCGGCGATGGTATGTCCGCCGACCCCAGGCTCTCCCTGCGGGCCAGCAGTTCCTGTCGGGCCTGGGATCGTGAACCCCGACTCGCCCTGCTCACCTTCAAATCCCATCGGCCCTTGTGCGCCGGAAGCCCCGGCGGCTCCCGCAGCGCCAGCAATGCCCCCATACGGAAGGCTACTCCAGGCCGTGGTGCCATCGCCGATCTTGAACTTGTTGGTATCGGTCTCTAGCCCCATCTCGCCATCGGCAAGTACGGGGTTGGCTGAAGTCCAGTCGGCGGCGACGTCACGCCGAAGTTGAATCTGAATTATGACGCCCACTACGCTGAACCTCCATCTACCGCCGCAGTACCGAAGTGATGTGCCAGTGCCCCATCGGCACCGCCGTCAAACTTGTAGCCCGCAGCCGTGTAGCCGAGGTAGGTTGTGGTCGCGATGCCACCATCAACAGGCCCAATACCTGCGCTAGTTGCTCCTCCTCCCCCGCCACCATCCGCACCGGGCGGACCTGCTGGGCCTCGGAGACCTGGGAACCCCATAGGCCCTATTTCTCCGTCAGCACCCGCAAAACCTGGAGATCCTTGTGCCCCAGCAGGACCTTCAGGACCTGCGGGACCTTGCTCAAGGCTGTACGGGAGATCATTCCAAGCGTTGACGCTATTACCGATCTTGACCTTGCCAGTATTTATTTCAAAACCCGGCTCGCCCTGGAGGAGAACCGGGTTTATGGATGCCCACTCTGCCGCAGTTCCCCGACGAAAGCGAATTTGAGCGGCAGTTGCCATTACACGGGACCTCCGTCAGCGACGATCTCCCTGATGTCAGAAGCATCGGGCATATCAAATCCTTCATTGCTCGGCTTCATGAGTCCCACGGCCAGTTTGAAAAGGGCAAAAGCCAATGCGTCAGTATCTCCCTGGTGGACGTAAGTAATTCCACCAGCATGGGAGACTAGCATCTCCCCATCATCGTTCGAGATGAACACCCTCATTAGAAAGTCTTCTTCTCTACTTCACCGGGCCAGAACGGGCGCTTATTGCCTTCCTTTGGCCGGTGCTCGTCACGCCACTGCCTCATACCCTTCTTGCCCTCGGGGTCAGAGGGGGAGGCGAAGTCCGCGTTGGTGGGAAGCATCTTCGCGGCGTATTCCTCCTGCGGGTGCTCGCGCAACTTCTTCACTTCTACTAGGGAAACGCCAACATTCTCCGCGCGGTAGTCGCGGACCAGATCAGCCTTCATGCAGGCTGGGCAAGTCCGGACATCCCGGTTTTTGACCTCGAAGCCGTAGCCGCACTTAGGACAACTGTAGCAGTATATCATTGCCCCTCCCGAGCTTACGTCGGCCTGTATTCAATCTCTACGAATGCCTGGCCCGCCTGAGTCGCGGCGACGCCTGTGTGCCTCACGAATACGGCGCCGCCCGCGGCGATCACGCCTGAAACGATGGTCATCGCGGTCTGGGTGCCAACCGCAACGGCGTCGCCATACGCAGTGGCGGCCACAACTTCAGAACCACCTAGCGTAGTTCCGATTCGGGCGTTCCCCGCCGCGACAGTACCGGTCGTGGCATCTACGTATACAATACGGGCAGCGATAACAGTCATAGCCACCGACACTTTCATGATTACATCATCAATCGTGGCGGCAGCCCCGTTGTCCAAGTTGAACCACACGGTCCTTGAAATTCGGCGTTTGGCGTTCGTGGTCATCTGCAGGTTGTCAACGGCGTTGTCTGCGATCTTCGCATTTGTTACGGCGTCGTCTTCCAAAGCAGCTGTTGGGATCGAAGCGACGGCCGTGACGCCCTCAGCCGTTAGCTGAGTCTGAGTATCAGAAGGATCGGTCTCGTCATCCTGCGTATCATAACCGAGACCAAAACGAGCCCGGTCTTCGAGTGTCCTGTTAGCTCTTGCCATCACGTCTCCTTACGCCAACGGAACGCTGGCAATACTAAAAGTCAAGTTGTCGGTACCCACGGTAGCCACAACCCGCAACTTGCGGGGGTGGGGCGTGGCAAACCGGCGACCGGTTGCCAGAGGGTGAGTAGCGTCGGCAGTCTGCGCCATATCCGGGTGGATGATCAGATCATCTTCAGAAACCCCGGTAAACTGCGCGAAGGCTACAACAGTACCTTCCGAATCCTTCAAGTCTTCATAAGTCCCCGTCACCGTGTCGTAGTACTGGAATTTGACATCCAGCACTGCGGTAGCCCCGCCTTCTGCCGTATAGGCGACATGATAAAGCTGTCCTCTCGCATCGCGCGCGAGAGTAATGTCAGAATTGAATACGCCTGGTTCCCTATCTATACCTACAAAAACAGTTGCCATGTCTAGAACCTCCCCGAGAGGGGGTCCGAAGACCCCCCATCAGCGTCTTGTGTTACGTTGTAGCAACGGTGTTTCTAGCCGACCAAGCGCTGACCTGGATCTTCCCGTTCGCGTCCGCCTTGCGGAAACGCGCGTAGAAAGCGTAAGTCGTGGCGCTGAGAAGCCCGACGAAGGCATCCGTGATGTCCGTCCCGCCGTCAGCGGAGACGTGTCCCACGAAATCGCCGTCTTCATCCGTATCGGTCCCCCGCCTAAACAGCACAATTTCGGCGCCCTTCAAACCGCTGGCACCTCCTGTGATGTCGTCCGCGTGGAGGTCAACCCGGAGCAGGTCATCACCCGCGACTAAAGAAACGATTCCTGCAGCCTGGTCCGCGGTAGTACTAGTAGTCGGAATTGTAATCGCCCTGGTAACCGTCTCGCCGTCCACCGTAGTCTTGCTATTAGACCCGAGGGCTTCCCTCGAAAGAGAACTCCTCTTGTCGATGAAAGCTCCGGTGATAACACCGCCGGAAACGTCAACACCATTAGCGGCGGCCGCTCTCTGAGTCGAGCGCTGCGCGGCATACCCGGGAATACTCCCCCCGAAGATACCGTCGGCATTGTAAGCCGTCCGACCGGTAGGCCGGGTCTGGATCTCGACGACCCCACCCTGCGCCCCGGTCATACCGGTGTTGTCGCCTGTGACTCCGTAGGTGTCCGACTCGCGATACCCCGTGGTGTCCTCAACCCCGCCCGCGGCCGATCCGGTTGCGTGCGTCGGAGTTGCGGGTCCTTCGATAATTGCGTCCCCCCCGATAATCGGGCCGACATATACTCCGCCGGTCGCGCCGCGAAGGCCAATACGAGGCTGACGAGATGGGGAATCCCCATCCACGTCCAGGCTAGCACCAGCGAGTGAAGTAACTGCGATAGCAACCATATTACACCTCCACGATCAGGTCGCAGGTGAAGAAGTCGGTAGCCGTAGCACCGTTCACAACAGCAACCAGAACTGGACCCTGCATGATAATCGGAGCACCCGCACCGGCCGTCGCGGTAGCACCGGTAGCATCGGTTGCGATCACGTTCAGACCCGTAACCGTGTCGTCCTGCGTCGGGTTGATAGTGACTTCTGCCGTAGCGTAGTCCCTATCGGCTGCATCCAGATACACAATGTCGCCATTGGCATCCGTAATGCGGATTTTCGTGAGGACATCGGCACCCGCCGCACCCTTTGCCGCGGATGCCCAGTTGCGGGCGCGGATAGAGAGCAACTTGGCAAACGGAGCCCCAAGGCCCAGCTTGACCGTCTGCGCCCCCGCAATATTACCGAGGTCGTGGTCCGTATCCAGGACCAATCCCTCAATTCGTCTCTTCTTGATAGCCATTTCTTACTCCTCTGTTTGCTCCACTATCGGACTGGTGTCTTCAGGAGACTCGTCGGGACTGGCTTCTGGATTGGAAGCCTCGTCCTCTATTGCTTCATCGGGAGTATCGGTGCCGTAGAAGGCAACAACTACCGACTTTCTTGGGGTGCTGAACTGCTTTAGGACCGTAACCCGGTTCTCGCTGATCGATTCTGCGATCAAGTAATAATCGAGCTCCCGGGACGATAGGGTCCGTAAAAAGTTAACCGTGTGCATGACGTTCATGCCACTTAGCTTCTTGACAGCCTTGGCGACATGCTCATCCGCGGTCAACCTTTTAGCCCTACCCCGCCTAGCGTCAAGGAGTTCTTGCTCCTTGATACGATTCGCGGCACGGTTGGCTTCTCTTTCCTCCATCCGCTTGTGCGAATCGAGGACTTCAAAGCTTCTGGACTCCATCGTCTTTTCAAAGGTCCGCTGCGGTTCAATAATCTTCATCTGCTGCCTCCCAATGGGGATACCCGGGGAACCGTAGCCCCCCGGGGTCCTCATTTACGATTACAGCTTAGGTGACCACACCCGTCGCGTAACCGTGACTACGTCGCGAGTCGGTGAGCAGCTGACCCATCGAGAGGATCAGTGCCACCTTCGCGTCCTGGTTGTACGGACGAACGAACTCGGTCATCGAGAGCCATGCAGCGGTGTGCTGCACGAACTCAAGGCGAGACGAGTCGATCATATAGATCGTCGCGGCGGGCACGTCCGGCTCGAACATCAGCTCGGCAGCCTTGAAGGCGACGGCCTGGAACCCCAGGTCGGCCATCTTGACCTGCTCAAAGCGGACGTTCGGGACGGCAAGCGCCTCGTACGCCTCGTACACAGCCTGCGAAGCGAACACGCCGTCAACGCGACCCTTGTTCACCTTGACGGTGTTATACAAGTTGCCCATGTTATCGATCCCATCGAAAGTCGTCAGGTCGATAAGCGTGGCCAACGTGGACTTCCACCAGGTATACGTGGTCGGGTCAATCCCCGCCACCGTACCCGAGTCCTTGATCAAAACCGGAATGCTGTTGAAGTCTTTGCCGCCGTTCCCGACAGACGCAGCCCACAACATAGCGTTCATGTCATCAGCCACGGAGAACCGCAACTGATCGACCTTGGCCTCCAGCAGGTTGATGAGCTGGGCAGCTCCGGAGTTCTTACGAACTTCCTCACCCGAGATCACGACGGAACCAGCATGCTGGCGCCACTCGTACTCGGCCCAGCCCAGACCTTCCTGGGGGGTAGTGTCGATAACGTCGTAACCCGAGTAGGTCGAGACGGTATCGTTGAATGCGAACACAAGCGGTCGCCGGACCACGGACCCACCGTCCAACTTGACCCGAGACTTCGAGTTCAAGAACGCCGTGACGGCGTTGTCGGTGGTGATCTGGTCAGCCAGCTTGGGCCGCGATTTATCCAGTGTCGTTGTGACTAGCACATCGAACTGGTCGGTGAAAATAGACATTATCGCTTTCCTTCGCTGATCATCTCAGCATCTCTTAGCTGCGCCCGCCCTTCAGGACGTCTTTCCACTTGAAGCCGGATTCCTCCTGGGCCTGGAGCGCCGCCTCTCGGACGATCTGTCTCAGGTCCTTATCCTTCGTGTCCAGCACCTTACCACCTACTTCGGTGGAGCGGGGTCGGAGACCGCCCTGGGCCGCCCTCTTGGCGGCGTCCTGGCGAACCTTCGAAACCTCGGTGTCAATCGCCTTACGGGTAGGAACGGTCAACCGGAAATACAGGACTTCCGGGTCCGAGATCTTCTCTCTGGCGGCGTACTGCAAAACCTGAACCCGGTCTCCCGGGAGCTTACCGAACTCGCCTTCGAGTCGATCCAAGGTGCCGTTCCAGAACGTCGAAATGTCTCGGACGTTCTCCGTTTCGGTGATCTTCTGAACAGTTTCTTCCAGCGCCATAACCTGCTTGGCGATGGGAAGGGTAAACTTCCGAGCGTATTCGAGTTCGAGCTGGTCGCCCTGTTCGGGGTCTAGCCCGATTGCCCGCAGGATATCGTCATCGGTGATTTCCACCTCTGGCTCCGGCGGTTTCTCCTCAAGCGCGGGAGGTTCCTCTACAAGTTTCTGTTGCAGCTGTTGGATATAGCTGTCCCGCTGTGACAGAGCAGCGATAACTGCTTCCCTCTGCTCGTCCGATAGCCCCTCAAGACTCGTACCAAAATACTCTTCTGGCAGCTTTTCTGCTGTACTATCCGCCTCTGCTTTCGCTTTAGCGGCGGCCTCGGCAGCTGCCTTGAGCTGGTCGTCATCTGTACTAGGCGTCTCTTCCTCGGTTGCGGGCTCAACGGCCGAGGAGCTACCCGGGTCGTCCAGGATATCTAACTGATCCTGGAGCGTTTCCGCGTAGCCTGACTCCCCCAGCGCCTCCGCAATTGCATCACGGATACTCTGGGGTTGGTTGTCCGTATTAGGACTTGGTTCCGGCATTACTGCACCTCCTGGTGACTGTACCCTTCAGCCTCGGGACTGAGTCCTGTACCTCGGGCCTCGATCGCTTGGTGCAGGATCGCTTTCACGCGACCCCTCTCCGCTCGTTTAGCGGAAGTCTTTGACTCCTCCCTATCCATCCAAGAGCCAAAATGTTTTCGTGTCAAAGATGCTTTACGGTCTCTCACAGTTGCTGCACCCGGACTCGAACCGGGGACCTTCAGGTTATGAGCCTGACGAGCTGCCTCTGCTCTATGCAGCTAAGACAAATGGAGCGGCGAGAGGGAATCGAACCCTCGTAGCCAGCTTGGAAGGCTGGAACACGGCCTCTATGTCACCGCCGCTTAACCGATATTCAGACCGGCAGGGCTATTAGCGAATGGTTGCGGGCGGACCGCCAGCTGATCCAATTCAGCCTGCTGTTTCTCGGCCTGGACTTCAGTAGTACTCTTGATCAACCTGCGGACATCTTCTTCGCGGTAGCCCATCTCAAGAGCCGCCTGGCGGATGAACTCCGCTCGATCTGCTTCAGGCAAGGGCAGCGCGAGGTTCATCAAGAGCAAGAACTGCTGCACCCTTTGATCGCGAGTCGCGTTGCCCCTGGGCGTCAGGCTGATGTCCAGGTCCGCATCGAATGCGATGTCCTGCGAATTCCAATCCCAGACGAACTCGTCGCCCAGATCATCAGTATAGCGCAGGATGCGGTCCCTGTTGTAGTAGACCTGCATTAGCTGGAGCATCGTCTTAGCGATGCTCAGGTACCACTCTTCGAGGGCCGAGCGGCGCTCGGATTGGCGCATGTCGCCGCGGTCGGTAACGATCTGGGTCTCGGTAGCGGTGGTCCGCTTGGAGGGGAAGACGCCGCGCATGGGCTCGGAAACCCCGGTGGCCTCCTTCATCTCGAACAAAATCTTATCCGGAACCTGGAATGCCTCCTGGGGAAGCGGGGGCGGCACGAGCGGCTGGTACGCCTGCCCGTCAACGCCGGAAGTTCCGATGAATTCCCCCCAGACTGGGCTCTTGAAGGCGTCCTTGCCCTTCTGGGTAAGACCTTCCTCGGGTCCGATGATCTTGGGGATCGTCCTAGAGATGTGTGTCGCAAGATTAGAGCGCAGCTCGTCGAGTTCTGCGAGGGCGGGGTAGATCACCCGCATATCGCCGAGACCTTCGAGCGAGGTGTTGTCTTGCCTGATGATTAGAGGCTTAAACGGATTACGGTCTTCGAGGTCCGCGTTGATCATCAGCGGATTCTCTCGCTGGTGCAAGATGATGTCGTGACGGCCCTTGGGAAAGATCGTGGTCAGACCGGTTTCAAGATCCCACATCTCGCAGACCGTGACCCGAGCATCATCATCGTACTCGTCTTTTTCAAGTTCGGTGAACATCTCCGGGTCTGAATAGCCCTTTAGGGAGGTGTCCCCCTTTACGGACTCAAGCAGGCGGCGCGCGTTCTGCTCACCATACCTCTCAGCAACATAATCTGCCCAAATCGGGTGATTCTGAACTTCATGCACCGGAAGAAGGGTGTACTGGCATGTCCACCGCACATCTTCGATCCGCTTGGCGCTGGGGTCTGCCCTGATCATGGACCAGGGGACGTATTCGATGCACACCCGGTCGCGGATCACAATATCTACCGCTTCCGTCAGCTGGAGTTCTTTCTCGGGAACGTCAGCGGGGTCGATCTCTCGATCGGCCGCTAAAGTCGCGATTTGCGCACGAAGGGCATCTTCGGGGACGTCTCGGAGGGCCTGCTCCTCCTGGTAGTCGTAGTAGACCTTCACCCACCCGATATCCACCAGTAGCGAATCCTTGATCGCGTCCTTTGAGCGCTTCTGGCCCTTGGTATCGCGCCACCCCTGGTTCAGGGCAGTAGTTGCGGCGCGGGCTTGGAGCTGATTCCCGTTACCGATATTCCTCGCGAGGAATTCGATGTCAACGGCAGTCATGCTCGCAAACATCGTGTCGATGATCCCGATCCCGCTGGTCACGGAGACGACGTGGCCGTCCTCGGTGACTTGGTTTTCTTGAACCCTGTTCTGATACCTAGAAACAAATTTCTCGCGATCAGCCTTACCCTTGTCAAACTTGTTATCCGCCATGTGCAGGCGGCGACTATAGATTTTGAGGATCGCTTCTTCGTCACCCATCAACGGGTTAGTTGGCGGCATTCATTCTCTCCCTCGGCCTCGGCTCGCGCTTCGGCCGCGGTTGATCTGGTCCGATCGGTGCTATCGGGACGAACTTAGGAAGTTTACCTTTAGTTGACCGCCCGAGCCACTGTTTCTTCGGCTCTGGTTTTATCAGCTGATCAAATACGTGGCTGTAAGTCATAGGACCCGGATCAAGCTTGTCAGGCGGCTCCTCACCCTCGCGAGGGCGCAGCGGAAGCATAGAGACACCGTAACGAAGCGCGTCAACGATATGGCTAGTCCAGTCATGAACTGGGTCGGTCCCCGTCTTGATCCCATCCTTGTCGATCTTCCACTTGTGCGACGCGAGCGCATTTGAGACTCGCTTGGCTTTCTCGCTGTCCACGAAGACCCTTTGATCTGCCATCATATTGGACAAAATGCGGATCGCGTAGTCCGGAGACCGGCGCTGGGCAGGAGTAATCTCGACACCGGCGGCGCGGAGGTCCTGAATCACAGAAGTCTGAACCCCGACGCGGCGCTGCATCCCAGCCGGGTCTCCGTAGTTCCTGGCCAGAGTGCCCGGCGGGAACGCTTCTTCAAGGTGTTCCCGGTACATACTCGCCCACTCGGAGGAACTCAAGTCTTTAGCTTCAAGCAGATCGACCACATAGATACAAGGTAGGTAGTGATTCTTCCCCGGGGCCAATTCTACTTTCTTCCACTCGGTTTGGAAGAACACGCACACTCCCGGGTCCCCGATCCCGAAGTCCCAACCGGTATACAGAGGAAGCTCAGGCCGGAACTCCAGCGGCAGGCAGAACTTCTGGGGGTCCCACTCCGCAAAGACTCCCCCTTCGACCATTCCGACGAATCGGCCGAGGACTTCCTGGTCGTACCATCTCCCACTGTAAGAAACCTCCATCTCGGCGAGATAATCCTCGTCTAAGTGGATGTTCTCCCGCATTGGCGCGTTGTACCATAAAGCATCGGGATATTCAGTGGCATGCAAGTCACCATCTTTGGAAAATACGCGGTGCATCCAGTCGTATCCGTTGGGGGTACTAGCCACCCAAGCACCACGTTTGTACCCCGCCTGTCGAAGCCGACCTCCGATGAGTTTCCAATCTTCAAGAGAAGTATTCCTCCCTTCGTCGATAAATGCCCACGAGTACTCTGGCCCGCGGATGATATTATCCGGCTTGTCGAGGCTCCGGAGTCGTATGATCGCCCCGTTCTTCAAGCGCAAAGTCATCTCTGACTTGGAGAAGTCCCTCTCGAAATCGGCGAGCCCGGTGAGGAACATCACCTCCTGCAACTTGGGGATGATCACGTCCCGCAAGGCCGGATAAGAGACTGCCGCGATCAACCCGTGCGGCGGGTGGAATACCCCGTGCGGCTTCGGCTGCAGGGCAAACTTCAAACCACGCAAGATCCCGGCATACGTCTTGCCGGAACCCAAACCCCCAATAAAGGCAGAGAATTTACTTTCCCCCAAGACGAAATCTGTCTGGGCGCCCGGGTTGAGCGAGAGCGAGCCGAAGTTCACTTAGACCGGATCTTTCCAGACCTTATCCACGCGGGAAGGTACCTTCGAGCCGCCCTCGTAGTGCACCCGGCCGTAGACGAACCCGCCCGGCCAGCGGAAGTGATCTTTGGCGCTCGGGGGCTTGATCGGCGCGGGCTTGGCGTAGTTCGTCAGGTGCGACGCCTCGGCGCGCTCCCGCGCGAAAGCCTTGCGGACCCGCCTCGTAGCGAATCGGACCCAGATCTTTCCTGCCAGTTTCTCGAACATTCTTCCCTCCCTAAAAGATTGAATGCCGGGGAGCCCAGGCCGCGCGACCACGTAGACCCCCCGCCCGCGCCGGTACCACCCGGATCAACCCTAGCGGGATAGGGTGGGGGCTGGTAACCCCCAAGTTTATCTTACCCCAACCAACACCCGGGGCTCTGCGCTGCTATCAGACTCCTCCGGGCGGTAGTCATAGTGGATCTCGCGGGGCGCCGGTCCCGGCCCCCAGTCGATACCGTCGGGGCCGTCCGGCACGTTCCAACCGAACTTGTGCGCGTCGATCCCGCGCTGCTTGTGCCTCGTGTGGCAAACTACGACACCACACGCGATCCAGAGAAAGACTGATGCCGCATATGGTAAAAGAAAATCAGGGGCAAAATAAGGGTTAGGCATTTTTTACCAACCTGACGCCCTGTTCCGCCTCTACCCACTCGGGGATGTAATCCGGCGGGGTCCATTTTTTCGGGAGGGGCGGTGGACCGGGCGGGGTATTCTTGGGCGGCCTGCCGCCGCGGCGTCGGCCCTCCCCCCC